ACTACGAGAAGGATGTGAAGCCGATCACCATTCAGTTGTCCAAAGAGAAAGGCCGTGAAATCACGATCGGCGTGCTGTCGCGCTTTGGCGTGAAGTCGGCTCAGGATCTCGACGCCGCGCAGTGGGCGGAGTACATCGCGCATTGCAAGAAGGTTCTCGCTGGCGGTGAAGTATGAGCGCCCCTTTCCTGCCAGCTTTCGCTTCGCCTTCTCAGACCGGCATGACTCTGCGCGACTACTTCGCGGCTAAAGCTATCGAAGGAACACTGCCGGGAGCCTACTTAGATGTTGACGATTATGCTCGCCTCGCCTATCGGATGGCCGACGCGATGCTAAGAGCGAGAGGTGAAAGATGAGTGACCGCCCCCACGCATTAGCGAGTCCCAGCAAGGCTGAAATGTGGCTCGCGTGCGCCAACTCGCTAGCCGCGAACATCGATCAGCCTGAGGGCGACAAGAAAGCCGCAGATCTTGGCACCGACAAGCACGAACTGATGACGCTTTGTCTTCAGTTCAATGTTGACACCATGTCGTATGAAGGTCACGTTCTCGGCAAAGGACATACCGTCAACAAGGAGTTGGCACATGACGTACAAACTGTTGTTGATAATGTGCGCGAGCGCATGTCTGCTTATGTTCTTCGTGGATGTACCGTCACCCTTGAGCTTGATCAGGCGGTACCCATTGACCACATTACGGGGGAAGCTGAAGCTACTGGCACCCTGGATGTTGCTCTTATCGTCTCTTGGCCTGACGGCCATGTTTCTATCGACGTTATAGACGCAAAGTTCGGCTACTCGGAAGTGCTCGCTGAAGAGAATCCGCAACTCCTGATGTACGCTTCCGGCGCACTGGAAATGTTCGGACTGGTTGAGAATTTCACGGAAGTCAATCTGGTGATCGAGCAACCACTTCGCGGTACGACGGAGTGGAGTACGACGCCTGAGAGCGTGAAGTTCTGGTCTGAATGGGCGGCGCCGCGTGCGGAAAAGGCAATCCTGATTCACAACATGGCAGGCGAACGTGCACTGAAGACAGAGGACTTTGGCGTCAGCGAGAAGGGCTGCATGTGGTGCAAGGCAAAAGCGGTTTGCCCGGCGATCAAGGCTCACGTCGAAGATACGATCGGTCGAGATTTTGAAGCGATCGAGGAAGAAGGGCTGTTCAATACTGATCTGCTTTCTCCGGCTAACCTGGCGAATATCTTTCCAAATCTCGAACTGATAGAAGACTGGATCAAAGGGGTTCGCGCTCGCGCAGAACTTGAACTACTGGCAGGAAAGCAGATCCCTGGCTTGAAACTGGTAGCCGGCAAGAAGGGCAACCGGGCTTGGGCTTCGGACGACGAAGCCGAAGCCATGATGAAGAAGTTCAAGATGAAGCAGGACCAGATGTACAGCTTCAAGCTGCTGGGTCCGAAGCCGATTCTCGAAGCACTGGCCGACCAGCCGCGACGCCTGAAGCAGATCGAGAGCCTGACCGTGCAGCCCGCCGGAAAGCCGCACGTAGCACTCGATTCGGACAAGCGTCCGGCACTTGAAATTAAACCCGTCGAAGACGGTTTCGACACTATTGAAGACCTTTGCTAAGGAGATTTACAAAATGGGTACCATCGTTCAACTGAAGCACGTCCGCATCGCATTTATCGACAACCTGTTCAAGCCGTCGCAATACCAAGGCCAGGGGGACTTCCGTCGCTCCTGCACGTTGATTGTGGCTCCATCCAGTGCGAACGACAAACTGGTCCAGGAAGCTATCACCAAGGAAGCACAAGGCGCGTGGCTGAAGCGCGCTGAAGCGATGCTGGGGGATCTGCGCGGCGACAAGAAAGCGTTCTGCTACCACAAGAATAAAAAGAACAGCGCAGGTGAAGTCTACGAGGGTTTCGAGGACATGTACGCGTTGGCAGCGATTCGCAAGGAGAAGGATGGCGCGCCACTGTTCCTGCACAACGTCAAGGATAACGAAACCGGAAAGGCGAAGCGCCTGGACGGTTCGGAAGGCGTGATCTACGCCGGCTGCTACGTGAACGCCAAGGTGGAAATCTGGGCGCAGGTTGGCAAGCATAGCGGCATGCGCTGCGGTCTCCTGGGTGTTCAGTTCGACGCTCCGGGCGACAGCTTCGGCGGCGCGTCGCGTCCGAGCGATGACGGCTTCGACGCAGTGGATGCGGAAGACGACCTCGCATGAAGAAGTGGCATGCGCGATGCAGCAAGGAAAAGTGCAAAGCGCGCCACGTCTTTGACTATTACCCTGAGCCTTTCAAGTGCAGGCGGTGCGGACACACGTCGTGCCGCCTGATCAAGGATATCCTTAAGGACAGCGGCCATGTTGACTGCACTTGCGGAGGGCTGCTTTGGCCCTCATCCACCGGGCGATTCGAATGCCTTATCCATCGGCGCGGATCGCCCGGTTGCTTCTTCAACCGGGACGGCAGCGCCCGTTCAACTTACGCTTGCCCTCACGACGGGCTGGCACGCTGGCCCACTCTTTATCGTGAACAAGCGCCGCGCGCCGGTGATTCATGGTGGCACTTTGGGTGGCAAGCGACGCAGGCGCAGGGAAGCGAGAGCGACGCCGAAATGGGCGGATCTGAAAGCGATTCGCCTGATCTATGCGAAAGCAGCGATCCTTACTGCGAAGACGGGTGAAATGCATGTCGTAGATCACATCGTTCCATTAGACGGGAAGCTTGTCTGCGGCCTGCACGTACACTGGAACATGCGCGCTATCCACTGGCTTGAAAACGCAAAGAAAGGCTGGGCGACGTGGCCTGATATGCCTTTCGAACAAATGGAGCTACTGTGAAACTCTGGTGGGATCTGGAAACCTACAGCGAAACCCCAATCAAGGATGGCGCGCACCGGTATGCGGAGAGCGCAGAGGTCTTGCTGTTCGCGTGGGCCGTGGATGGCGGTCCCGTCCAGTGCTGGGACGTGGCGACGTTCGGCCATAGCGCACCCACCGACCTCTTGAACTCCATTCAGAAATGCGATGAATTTTGGGGTCATAATTCCGGCGGTTTTGACCGGCCTGTAATACGTAAAGCGTTGCCGGGTTTCGCGGGGTGGACCCATAGCGACATGCACAGGGATACGATGGTCCAGGCTCTTTGCCACGGGCTACCCGGTTCGCTATCTGCGCTTTGTGAAATATTCCGCCTGGATTCTGACGTGGCGAAAGACAAGCGCGGCAAGCAACTGATTCGCATGTTCTGCATGCCGCAAGCGAAGAACAGCAAGATACGCCGGCGCACGAAGGAAACGAACCCCGCCGAGTGGATGGAGTTTATCGAGTATGCGAAGTCGGATATCCGTTCCATGCGCGTCCTCCACCAGAAGATGCCGAAATGGAACTATCCGAATAACGAATTCGAACTGAAGCTCTGGCAACTCGATCAGCGAATCAACAATGAGGGTGTATATGTCGATCTTGAACTATCTGCGAAAGCCATTGAGGCAACGGACCTTGCGCAAGCCGAGCTCGCAGAGCGCACATCACGGGCTACGGATGGCGAAGTGGCAAGCGCAACACAAAGAGACAAGCTACTCGCCTTCATTCTCGCGGAGCATGGTGTATCCCTGCCGGACATGCGGACGGACACACTTGAGCGTCGATTGTCCGACCCCTCCTTACCTGATGGAGTTAGAGACCTCCTTGGTATCCGGCTTGCAGCGAGCACTTCCTCCGTATCGAAGTACAACCGGGTCGTACGATCCACAAGCAGTGATGGCTATCTCCGAGGTCTTATTCAGTTCTCCGGTGCGGGACGTACAGGCCGCGATGCAGGCCGTCTCTTCCAGCCTCAAAACCTCATGCGTCCGACTCTGGAAGCGGAAGTGATCGAGGAAGGCATGGAGGCGATCAAGGCGGGCTGCGCAGACCTGATCACGGATAATGTAATGGAACTGTGCGCCAACGCCATGCGGGGCGTGATTATCGCGCCGCCAGGGAAGAAACTGGTAATTGCGGACTTGTCGAACATCGAAGGTCGGGTTCTCGCATGGCTGGCCGGCGAAGAGTGGAAGCTACAGGCGTTCCGGGATTTCGATGCTGGGAAAGGACCGGATCTTTATCTCGCGTCCTATGCACGGACTTTTGGGGTTTCTATCGATCAGGCGAAACGTCAGGTCGGGAAGGTTTTGGAACTGGCCATGGGCTTTGGGGGCGGGGTTGGATCATTCATCGCGTTCGCTGCAGTCTACCAATTGGACCTTGAAGCAATGACCGCCGGTCTGGATCTGCCGCCGGATGTTGTAGCGGAGGCGGAGAACTTCTGGAACTGGTCGATTGACACGAAGCGCTCCACCTATGGACTTTCGAAAGAAGTGTTCATTGCTTGCGATTCACTGAAACGCCTATGGCGGCGCGCGCATCCGAAGATCGTATCTCTGTGGAAAGAAACAGAGGATAACGACCGGCAGGCAATCGAGAACGAAGGGCAGGAATACACCAGCGGGCGGTGCGTGACTGTCCGCCACGGCAACTGGATGAAAGACAGACTGCCGTCCGGGAGGTACCTTTCCTATCCAGCGCCGCGAAACGGCGATCAGGTTTCGTTCACGGGTTTGAATCCGTACTCGCATAAGTGGCAGCGCCTGACAACGTATGGCGGTAAGCGGGTCGAAAATCGAACGCAAGCCGTTGCGCGCGACGTGTTCAAAAGTTCGTATCCTGCGATTCTCGAAGCCGGGTATGAGATCAAGTTACCGGTGCATGACGAGAACATCACGTACGCACCAGACGGCGCTTTGTACGGCCCCAAGCATCTGTCGCAACTCATGGCTACCGTACCAGCATGGGCAAGCGGCCTACCGCTGGCAGCAGCCGGGTTCGAAGCGTATCGATACAGAAAAGATTGACAATCTTTCGGCAATTGCTATACTGAACTTACTAACAACGAAGGAGAACCGAAATGGCAAATCGCAAACCCGCAGTATCCACGCTGCTCAAGGCTGCACAAGCACGAATCGCCGATCTGGAAAAGAAGCAGACACAGGACGCTAGTTCACTGAAGTACGCACAGGAGGGGAGACAAGCTGCTGAGGCAGAACTTAATCAACTCCACGCCTTCTTCGACGCTCTGCCTGGGACTATTCCCAAGCAGGATAAAGAGACGTACAGCACTCACTCGGCGATGACTCGCCTTGCCGCTTGGCTCGCGACTAAGTAAGGGGAACCGAAAATGTTTTCACGCGACAACAAACACTATCGGCGAACGCCGCGCACCACGTCTGAAGCGTTCGGCCCCTACCATACGTTCCACCAGTCGCACCGGCGCACGAAGACCGACATCCTGTGCGCGGCTGTCGGCGTGATCGCACTGGGCGTTGTTTACGGTTTCCTGTTTGCGTGGAGGGGGTGATGTCTATTCCGATAGTAGTGGCCTTTGGTTTAGGTTTCGCGGTAGGTGCTCTGCTCGTGTTTGTTCTGGCGATGGTTGCGATGGATTTACAGAAATGAGAGAACGCGAAATCGAACAGTATTTCATCCGCCGCGTGCGCGAAGCCGGTGGCCTGCAACGCAAGTTCGTAAGCCGCGGCCACAAGGGCGTACCGGATCGCATCTGTGTGCTTGACGGGCTTGTACACTTCGTTGAGTTGAAAGCGCCCGGAAAACCTTTACGTGCAGATCAGGCGCGTGAGCATAAGAGATTCCGGGCTGTTAAAGCCAACGTATGGGTCATCGACAGCAAAGACGCGGTTGACTATTTTATTGAGAGAACGACATGAGCGCTTTATCAATCGGGATTCTGGTTTGGGGAATTTTTAACGCTGCGATTCTCGCATTCTGGCGTGGGCGGAAGTAATGCGGCTTCTTGATCTTTTCTGCGGCGCGGGTGGTGCATCCATGGGCTACTGGCTTGCGGGCTTTCACGTCACCGGCATGGATATCGCCCAGCAAAACGACTATCCTTTCGCGTTTATTAAAGCGGACGTTTTGACGCTCGATCCGGAGTTTCTTCGGGGCTTTGATGCGATCCACGCGAGTCCGCCGTGCCAGGCGTACACGCTCGCGCAACGCATACGCGGAAACGAACATCCCGACCTGATACCCCGAACAAGAGCATTGCTGGAAGCGAGCGGTCTCCCGTGGATCATGGAGAACGTGGAGGGTGCGCCGTTGCGCGATCCTGTAACCCTGTGCGGCGCGATGTTCTGTGATCTGCGTGTTTATCGACACCGCATATTCGAAAGTAACATTGATCTGCGCGTGCCTGCCCACCCGGAGCATAAGGCGCGTTTAGGAAAGATGGGCCGCCCCGTACGTGAGGGGGAGTTTATGCACGTAGTAGGCAACTTCTCAGGAATAAAAACCGCTAGAGAAGCTATGGGGATTCAGTGGATGAAACGCAACGCCTTGCGCGAAGCTATCCCGCCAGACTATACGGAATACTTAGGGCGGCAACTCATGGAGGCTTGCAAGTAATGCAGCTTCGCCCCTACCAGAAGCTAATCATTGATCACATTTTGGATAAGGAGAGATGCAATGCCTTCGTCCCGATGGGCCTTGGTAAAACGATTTCGACTCTTAAGTCTCTCGAAACGCTTAGCCTTGTCGATTCATCGCCGACCCTTGTACTTGCGCCGCTCCGTGTTGCGCAGAGCACCTGGCCGGACGAGGTCAAGAAGTGGGGGATCGATCTGCCCGTCACGCCGATTGTTGGCACAGCGGAGCAACGCGCCCTTGCGCTCCGTGAAGATTCTGCTATCTGGACTATCAACTACGAGAACATACCGTGGCTCGTAGACTGGTTCAAGTACAACCCCCGCCCGTGGCCGTTCAAGACGATAGTTGCGGACGAGGTAACGAAACTCAAAGGATTCCGCGTAAAGCAGGGTCGCGCAAGAGCGAAAGCGATTGGTGAAGTAGCGTTCAGGAAAGTCGATAGGTGGATTGGGCTGACCGGCACGCCGGCCCCTAACGGTCTTAAAGACCTTTGGGGGATCATGTGGTTTATTGATGGCGGCATGCGGCTGGGCAGATCGTATTCGGACTTCCAGAAGCGTTGGTTTCAGCGAGGGTACAACGGGGAGATGGAGCCGACCGCATGGGCGCAGAACGAGATTCAGGAACTTCTGAAAGATGTTTGTCTTTCACTTGACGCCAAAGACTATTTCGACCTGAAAGAGCCGATCACGAACCGGATAGTAGTGGATCTGCCCCACAAGGCGCGCCAGCAGTACCGGGACATGGAAAAGAAGATGTTTCTCG